CATATCAACAGAACATTTCTTTATTATCAATATCTCATTGTCTTCAAAAGCACCACCCGCAACACTTTTGAAATATTCGATATATTTTAATAAATAGTAACAGTCTAATTGATATTCATATGCTGTTTTTGAAAAACCTTTTATCAAAACAACTATTCTTCTAAAAGGAACTTGACTCATTACAAATAAAAATATAAATTTATAATAAACCATATTATATAAAATCTATCAACCTCAACATTCGGCGACAAACCAAATTGATCGACAAGACTTCTATTTCTTAGATTTTTTCCATTGTAACAAAGCTTGTGTCTTCTGAGATTCAGGTAAGGCAGCAACCATTTCCTGTAAATAAGGAAGAGCATTGCTATCCCGTTCTTTAAAATACTTATATGAGTTCTTTATCAACCACTCATTATGGAAATGATCCCGAAAGTCTCCAAGCAAGAAATTAGGATACAATTTCACGTTCGGGATGCTCCTTCCATCGGGATATGTATGAGTATAGGTTGGAAAATCGTTAGGCTCCAACTTCTTGACATTTCTTACCCAGCTCGCAAACATACGACCTTCCGATATGTCAGGAACCATACTATCCGGAAGCTGGTAGCCTCGATCCTCCAATGGAGCTATCAGATTATATACGATCTCATTGAATATGGAAAAATGCGTAGGTGGAATCTGGGTCCTATTCATCATATATCGCTGCAAATGGTATGGCAAGCTCTTTGCTTTCGGAATATTTCCATTCATCCATTCAAATACCCATTTGGAAACCAATACTGCAAATTTAGGAGAAGCCCATTGAGCTAAATTTATTGCAACTTGTGGATGTACCCAAGTGCCTTGTGCTTGAGGTATTCCACCTATAATTGTCTGTATTAGTTCCGTTATGGGAATTCCCACATCGGAACTAAGCTCTTTCAAAAAATCATCTGTACCTTTTAATCTTTTGTAATCAGCAAAATTTTTACCCGCCGCCTTACAAAGTGCAGTAGCATTCACATAGCCATCCAATAATCTTTGTTGCACCAGGCTATCGTCAACCTTTCTCTCTATAAGGGCCAATTCAAATTGAGTATCGTTCATTTTTGTTTTCTATTTTATGAATTAAGTTTTGCAAGGTAATAAATTTTATCCGAATTCTCATCAAAAAACAGCCATCCAAATAACAATAAACCATTACAGCTACCAAATACGATAAAAACCACCAACTCCAATATAGGGAGACAGACCATTTCTTCCTATGCCATACCCGGTTACCATGCCAACACCGAATCTTCGGTTTGCCGTTTTCGTAATTTGTTCCGTTTTTCGATATATCTCTATATAGTCGAGATTGGGCTTGTAACCGGATATGGACAGCCGGTAATCCTCCGTCCGGTATTCCTTCTGTGTTATCGGAACGGGGATATATACCGAATCCCTGACCGTATCGCCACCAAGTGTGATATAGACAGGGAACAACTCCGGTACAGTTTGGATCATCGTTTCATAAACCGGATAAGGGATGCTATCTCTTATTGTATCAATATGGATGAATGTATCGGTTTTACTAATAAGACCGGCCTCTGCATTCTTCATGTAACGACCTGTCAGGAAGCAAAGAATGCAGAGGATCAGAATCAATATGATATGCCAGGATTTCATAGCAGATTCCACCCCGTAATAACATCCGACATATCCGCTTCTCTCCCATTCTCAAAACGGCTCATCCCTGCCACGATCCGGATCATCTGTTCTCGGTCGTTGATGTTTATCGGATCGTCAGCCGGGATTCCAGCGTAGTCAGATACAAATTGAATATACTTTTCCGTATGGTTCTCTTTCGGTGGTGCCCATCTTCCTATCATCTTGCGGATCGTATCC